CCTTGAGTTCAACCTCAAGGGCGCGGTGATTCCGATCCCGTATCTGGGCTTCGAAGGCATGATTCAGCAGGATCACGAGATCGTAAACTTGCTGGCGGCCCGCTTCAACGATGCCAGCAACGTCTACTGCGATGGCCTGGGCACGGCCCTGTACGGCAATAGCGCCAACCAGCAGCAGATCATCGGCCTGCCGGGCGCCATTGATGATGGAACCAACTCAGTCAACTACGGCAACCAGAGCCGCACGGTCAATCCGTGGCTGAAGGCCAAGCGCTACAACGCTGGCGGTGTCAACCCGACCCGCGCGTTGGTCATGCAGTACATCACCGGTACGGTCAAGAACTGCGGCGAGACGCCGACCTTCGGTGTCATGGGCCCGGCTACGTGGCAGACGCTTGCCAATGACTTCCTCGGTCTGGAGCGCTTCAATCAGAATGGCAATGGCGAGGCCTACGGCAGCGGCGAGTACGGAGGTCGCTCGGCCTTCAAGGCCATCGAAGTGGCTGGCGTGCCGATCTACCTCGACCCGTACTGCCCGGAAGGTACAATGTATCTTCTCAACACCGGCTACATGGCGTTCTACATTCACGAGCGCGCGGCCTTCAGCTTCACCGGCTTCCAGAGCACCCTGCCGAACTTCCAGTTGGGTTCGATTGGTGCCGTGGTGTCGCTGCTCGAGCTGGTCAACAGCAAGCCCAAGACCTCGACGGTCGTCACCAACTTTACGTTCATCTCGATCTGACCTAGGAGATAGCAGCCATGCCTTTCAACAAGCTAGGCACCACTCAGGCGCTACTTCCGCCTCTTCCGGTCGCCTTGAACTCGGGTGAAACGTTCAACGTGCCGTCGCAGAATGGCTACCTTGGGCAGTTCAGCTCGTACTCGCCGATCCAGACCGGCAGCACCATGACCGGCCAGTACATCGTGTCGCTTGGCGCGGTGTGCGAATTGCAGATCAAGAACTCGTCCAGCCAGCAGTGGAACAAGGTGACCAACGCCCTGTCCACGTCGGCGGATGCGTTCTGCATGAGTTCGGATGGCACCAACTACCGCGTCGCCAACACCACGGACGTTCCGACGGGTGGCACCATCACCAACGCCGGTTCCGGCCTGACCAATGGTTACAACACGGTCGCCGTGACGCCCAGCGTCGGCGGTTCCACGTGGAACACCATCGTCGGTGGCGCGATCAACACCACCATCACGATCACCACGGCTGGCACGGGCTATGTGGCCCCTCCGATTCTGGTGTTCGTGCCGCCGCAGAATCAGGGTTCCACGCCCTACGTCCTGCCGACGGCCTACTGCACCATCTCAGGTGGCGCGATCAACGCGGTGACGGTCCTGAGCGCCGGTGCGGGCCTTGTGTCGGCTCCGACCATTCAGGTCATTCCGCAGTCGTTCGACACCACGGGTGGCGGCGGTGTGCTGACGGTCAACGCCACGCTCGCCGGTTCCGGTACGCTGACGGCAATCTCGGTCAACACCTACGGCACGGCGGTCGGTGGCGCTGCGCCGACGCTGACGTTCGTTCCGGCCTCGACCATCGCGGTCACGGCGCTGACGAACACCACGACATCAACCCCTGATACAGTCACCTTCTGGCCGATTTAATCGGGTGAGTCCTTGTTGGCCCTCGAAAGGGGGCCTATTTTTCTACTCTGAGGTCACGGATATGAGTAACGAACTGATTGAAGTGGTGGACCGCATTGTTTCGGCGGTCGCACAGGAATTTGATAAGGACGCGTCTGTTCTCGTGCAGTTCGCTGCCGGTGAATGGCACGCGTTGAAATCCGCGCTGGAAGGCGCAAAGTCTATCGTCGCTTCTGGCTCAACTCCTGCGGAAGCGGATGTGCTTCCCCCGGCGTCAGCCGCCCCGTCCTCGGAGCCAGAAGCGGCGGCCCCTTCGGAACCGGTCTCGCCGGCTCCCGACAGTTACCTCCCGCCTAGCCTGGGGGCGTAACCATGATCTTCGTCACGAACAAAAACGAGTTCGATCACATCGACCGTTACAACGGGCAGGATTATGTCTTTCCGGTGGGCGAAGCCGTGCCTCTCGATGAGGCTGCGGCGCATCACATGCTTGGGTATGGCACGGGCGACAAGACTGAAACGCTGGTTCGTCTGGGCTGGGCCACCAAATTCGATGAAGCCTCCAAGCGAACGATTCCTGACCCGGACGGCGTGGAAAAGCTCAAGAAGTTCATCTTCAGTCGCGGCGAGTTTCGCAAGTCGGACCACGAAGCCGAACCCGCCCCCGAACAGAGCGCGCTGATCGAAGATTCGCCCATCTAATCCCGCTGACAAGGAGCTTCCGTGACTCTACTTTCGACTTATGAGACACAGGTGGCGGATCTCCTTCACGATCCGAACCACGTTCAGTGGTCGGTGTTTCAGTTGGACAATTACATCAACGAGGCACGCCGGCAAACCGTCATGGATACCGGCTGTCTCCGTTCGCTTCAAGAAAGCTTCTGCACGATCAACGTGGAGCAGTACACGTTTGGCCAAGTGACGGGCGCGAACATCCTCAATGCGGGATCGGGATACACAGCACCTACCGTCTCGTTCACTGGCGGTGGTGGGGGTAGTGGTGTAGCCGCTACGTTGGAGGTGACCAATGGAGCCGTGACCTCCATTACGTTCACGTCCTTCGGCAGCGGCTACACCAGTGCGCCTACGGCAGTCATCACGGACTCGACGGGCATTAATGCGTCGATCCAAGTAGGCATCATCAATGTCTACACCTATGACGTGCTTAACATCAACATCGTGTGGGGCGCCTACCGCTACCCGTTACAGTGGCGCAGTTGGTCCAACTTCAGTGCCCAGCTACGCGGCTACACGACGCTGCAACGACAGCCAGTCATGTGGTCCACTTACGGCGATGCCAGCCTGTTCCTTGGGCCCTTGCCAGACCAGACCTACCCGATGGAGATCGACTCGATCATCCTGCCGACGCCGATGACGGATTACGTCACCAACGATCCAATTCCGGCGATGTCGCAAGACCCGATAAAGTTCTACGCGGCATATCTGGCCAAGTTCTACGATCAGAGCTATGGCGAGGCACAGACGTTTCTCGATCAGTATCAGCGCCGCGTCCGCGAAGTGACCGCCGCTTACACCCGGCGCATCCCTGACATCTATCAGAACATCGTCAACACCAAGGGCTAAGGCATGGCAGAGTCATTGCGAGCCGACCCCAAGGTCAAAAACGATGGCGAAAAGACCACGGCAACGCTGGTCTTTCGTGAGTTTGCGGGAATCAATACGCAGTCGCCACGCGAGTCCATTGCGGATGAGCAATTTGCATGGCTGGAAAATGCCATGCCCATTGGTTCGGGAAACCTTCCGGTCCTGTATCAGCGTGGATCTCCCGTTGGGACATTCGATACGGGCATCACGGCGCCACCTATTTATCTAGGCCAGGTAAGCTACAGCGGCAATGATTATCTCGTTGCGCTGTTCGCTGGGCACGGTCTTTATGAGATGAATCTGGTGACGGGTGTCGTCACTAAAATCGCCAATAACGGCGTTTTTACCGCGCAGATGCAGGTCACGCAGTGGGATAACCAAGGCATCTTGATCGTTGACCCATCGGCTGGCTACTACGACTGGAATGTCACTGCCGCCAACACCCTTACGCAGATCACGGGAGGCTCGATTGGCACGGTAGGTTCCATCTCGATTACGGCGCCTGGGGCCAATTACACCTCGCCGCCGGCGGTTGCCTTGACAGGTGGCGGTGGCAGTGGCGCTACGGCCTATGCCACGCTAGGCGGAAACTCTGCCAATGTGGTTTTTGGCGGCGGCGGTGCCTACGACAGCGAAACGCATAAGGTCGTCGGCTTTCAGTACACAGTGGGGCAGATCATCACGCTGGTCGGCGGGTCGTGGACGAATCCTCTGACGGCTCAAGTCACTGGCATTTCATCGAACGACCAAGATAGCGGCATCATCACGAGCATCGTTCTTCAGAACGCTGGCGCCTATTCCTCGATCCCCACGGGAAACATCCCGGTATCGCCTGGCAATGCCCAACTCACGGTGAACTGGCTGGTCAGCGGCGCCGTGATCTCGAACGGCGGGTCGGGCTACAGCTCCGCGCCTGGCGTCGCCTTCTCCGGTGGCGGTGGCAGTGGCGCCATGGGCAACTCGACGCTAGGCAATGTGGCGGGCGGTCAGATCGGTAATTCGATTGCGACCTATGCGGGACGCGTATGGATCGGCAGCGGGCGAACTGTCACGTTTACCGACATCGCCAAGTACAACTCGTTTGGCGGAGCGGGTGGTTCGCTGACGATTTCGGACTCGACGCTGCATAAAAGTGTCACCTCTCTGTTCACGTCGAACGGCTATCTGTACATTTTCGGCGATGACAGCATCGACATTCTGTCGAACGTGCAGGTCGTGGGCGGATCGACGCAGTTCTCTCGAGTCAACCTGACGACTTCCGTCGGTTCGACGTTCCCGACATCGACGTTCTCCTATCTTCGGTCGATTGCGTTCGCCAACAACACCGGATTCTATGCGTTATCGGGCTCGACGCCAGAGAAAATGAGCAGTCCGCTCGATGGATTGCTCCCATTCATCGACTTGAGCAAGCCGATCTATGGCTCACCTATCGAATTGAACGGCATTTTGTGCGCGGCGTTCTCGTTCTTCTTCACCGACACGTTCACGCTGCAATTCCCCGGCCAGTATCGGTCAGTGATAGCGGTGTATTTCAACAACAAGTGGTTCATCGCCTCGCAGACGCAAACATCGCAAGCGGTATTGTCCGCGCCGATCAATGGCGTGTACACCTCATTCGTCGTGGACACCAACGGCTCCTGTTATCCCTGTTTTTCGAGTTCGTCATCGGCTCAAGCCATCATACAGACGAAATTGTGGGATTTCGGCGAGCCGATCATGGACAAACAGGCCTTGCGTGTTGGCTTGGGGGCCATTTTCCCGAATCAGGGGATCACAAGTTGCACGGTGGATACGGAATACAGCTCGTATCCAGCCAACTTGAGCATCACCAATCAATTTCAGGTCATATGGATCAATAATTCCTTACAGCAA